CACCACTCTGTTAGTAAAAATATAGGAACTGGTATTAGAATAAGTGTAGCAGGAAATCTTGAAAAGCGTTAAATCAATTCAACTAGATCGAACACAGTTTGTAATTTAGTGCGGATAGTCTTACTTGAAAAACTATTACGTAGACCTTGATGTAAAGGCTTAGGAGCGCGGTCTATAGTTGCCCATGCCCATCCGTAGTGTTCATCGCTAAGTGAAGGTACAAACTCGTTATCAATCACGCACAAGTAAGTATGAAAATTAAAAACTTTGTCATTGCTTACAAATGTTTCTAACGGAATAGTTTTTAGTATTTTAGGAATTACACCAATTTCTTCTTTGATTTCTCTTTGAAGTCCTTGCCAAGGAGTTTCGCCGGTGATATTAGTACCACCAACTAACCCCCAAGTACCTTCATGCTTGCCATGAGCTTTTTGTAGTAGTAAAAAACGTCGTGTAGACTTGGCATAAAACAATGCTCCACTACAAACGATTGATTCTTTTACAGTACTATTTTCCATTGTGCGGCCGTATATTCACCTTCGAAACTCTTAACCCATGAAACACCGTTCCATAAGTATTGTATTCCAGTGTATATATTCGTTTGCCACACTAAGGCGCTGTGATCGTGAGCAGAATTAAACACCACATGCCACACTGACCCCGTCCACTCGATAATATCATTAGCTTTAGCCACTAACGCACCCCATTCATGCGCAGGTTCCTCATTGATTGCCGCACCGATATCTTCCACTAGTAAATAGCGTGTACCTACTGCTACAGTCACATTAGGAGGATTAACTTCGTTATGCGGACGATGCGGATTAAATGTCTGAGGATTTATAATAGCATCAAATGTACCAGGACTGTTAGGTCTGTAACTAGTGCTTGGGCTATAATGTACAGTATCTGAATCTAAATAACCGTTACTATCTATACCAGTATTTGTTGTTAAGGTATCATCGTTCCAGTTAACAGTTAGTACATTATAATCTAATGGATTAAGAGCAATAGTACCTACTACATAACTACCATTTGGCTGTTGTAAAAATAATTGACTAGAACCTGCTACATATTTTCCAGGATACTGGCTAAAAACTTCTAACCAATTAATGCCTGGTCCTTGTCTAGTACCTGGTTCTAAACTAGGTTCTGGCGGAATAACACTTTCATGTGGCCCTAGCAATAGAGCTTGTCCAACACCTTGTGGATTATTATACACTTGTATCTTATAACCTGTAACAGTTGTAGTAGTAGTGCCTAGTAAATCTGTTAGTGTTGTGGTTGGATCTAACGGATCTTGGCCTAAGCCGGCAATATATGTTCCGCTAGTAATACTACTGCCGTACATATTGGCAATAATTTTTGTAACAACACCAAGATGTTTAACCTTAACTGGAGGACTGATCCATGCCGGAGTAGACACAGTTAATGTGGCAATGTCGATAGGAGTGTCGTTTCCAACAGGAACTGAGCGACTATCCCAGTTAATGTCTTCTAAATTTAATACGGTTAAACTGGTCCAGTCAATATAGTTGTCTGTGGTTTGTAATTCTAAACTAGGGTTAAACAATACTAAAATTTGTTCAAGTATTTGTAATTTTTGATCCGTACTGCTTGACCAAATATCTACTTTCATTTTTAATTGAAATGGAGTAGGCATTATACGTTCAACGGTATAATTTTTACCCTGTGTATTAAGATACTGTGAACCGTCTGAACTAATATCTCGTTCTCTAATATGAACTTTATCTACAAACGTTTGATCGGCTAGACGATCTCTGTCTAATTTTAATTCTGTTATATATACGCTAATACGTGGTACACTATTGACCGCGTTTTCACTATTTTGTCTAATGATACTAGCCGCTTGTCTGTCAGCATCTCCGTATACAACCGGTATGCGGTGTAATGTTCCATCACCATATTTGACCACAAAATTACTAAACACACGAATTGTTTGTGTGATGTATCTTCTTATTTGTCCATCATAAAACCATTGCATTATAAATCCGCCTTAGGTCTAAGAACCTGACTAAGGCTCTGTCTTTGTTCTTCTCTGCTGTTGTACATTTTAATTGTCCACTGTCCAGCAAACGGAATTGTCTGTTGTACTGGGTTATTATTTACATCTGGAATTGTTGGTAATTGTATTCTTATCTTGGTACTTATAACACCAGTTGGACTTGTGTAACTATAACTTACAAATAAGTTTGGATAATCTGCCAGAGCAAACGCCAATTGAGTAGTGTCTATTTTAATAACTACATAAGGTGTAAGATGGAAGTTGGTATAATCTATAGTAGTATTAATAACAGTAGCACCAGATGCTAGATTAACGAAATCACTAGCCAACTCATTATTGTAAGTATATTCTGTGTTATTAATGAAACCAGTTTTTAGTGTATTACGTGTATCATTATTAGTCATATTCATACGCACAGCATCTTCAACTGCGATCCAGCCATTGCTGTTAGCATCGAACCTATAAAGTCTATTAGGCAACATGTCTACACGTAGGAAAAAATCATTATTAGCAGGACCATCGGGGAATTGTATTCCAAATCCAAACGCATAACCGTTAACCGGATACCCGTCGCCTACTAGATAACCTTGATAACCAGTGCGTAATGGAACACCGTCTTGTGCGCTAGCTAACGAAGTGCCGCTGGCATTTATTGATCCAGAGTCTACAGTTTGTAGTGTAGTAGCACCACCGTTTTCTGCCGCAAGTGTATAGAACTGTCTAGTTTCATAGCCACTCTTAGGTGCGTCAATTTCTGCTTGAGAAACAACAGCATCATTAAGTTGTAGTTCTTTATTAAATGTGCTGAGCAGGTCTTTAAGAGTTGCTCCGCTAGCAACAGGATCGCCATTAATATCTGTAGCTGGCGCATTAAATATTTGCGCAAACTGTTGATTGTCTGTTACACGTTTAAGTTTTAATCTATATAAATGTGGAAACCATGTTTGGCTGAAGCCTTCGCTCGCACGGCCTACATCTTCAATAACATAATATCTCGGTAAACTTACATCCGCATCACTAAGGGCAAAGTCATCTCGCAAATGTGGCAATTCTAATACGTCACCACTAATAGGTTTACGACCGATATAGTTGATAAAATCGTTAATATGTACAGTCATAAAAAGCGTATCGTTGTCAATAAACAAGCCAAATTGACTCAGGTTAAAGTCGATATTTTGTACGTTATAAATTCCACGAATTCTGTAAATTTGACTATCGTAAGTTCTATCACGATTTTCTAAAAATAGCAGATCCTGTATGTTTGTGACTGCTGTGTTAGCATAGTGCGGCTGATCCGCAGTAGCGTTAGCTGAGTCGGTGTTTGCGCCCAAGTATTTGTGTACATAGACGTCAGTACCCCCAACTTGGAACATTTCTGAGGCTTGACGATCCACAAACTTGTAATCGTTGCCCTTTTCTGGTTTGTATAATGATAAACGTGGCATAATGATATTTATCGTTAGCTAAATATGTAAGAGGAACTAATTATGGCAGAAGATCTAGCACCATCCGAGCAAAGCAACCCTACAGAAGAACGAAATAAAGTATTTGACTACTGTAAGTTAATGCTGGGCGACGGCATGATTGACGTAGAGCTTGATCCAGCGCACTATGAAGAAGCATTAAACCGAGCTTTAAACCGCTATCGTCAACGTAGCCCAAATAGCGTAGAAGAAAGCTATATGTTCTTAGAACTAATACAGGATCAAAATGAATATAGATTACCTGACGAAGTTATCGAAGTGCGCGAAGTATTCCGTAGAGCTATTGGCTCAAGAAGTGGAATTGGTGCGGGTGGTACTTTATTTGAGCCGTTTAATTTAGCCTATACAAATACCTATTTAATGTCAGGAAGTATGATGGGCGGACTAGCAACTTATGATTTCTTTGCTGGATATCAGAAGCTAGTTGGACGTATGTTTGGTAGTTATATCGAATTTAAATGGAAACCAACTAGTCATATTTTAACGATTTTACAACGTCCGTTTGCCCAGGGCGAACAGATTCTAATTAGAGCGTATAACTTCCGCCCAGACTGGGTGTTGCTACAAGATGTCTACGCCAAGCAGTGGCTCAAGGACTATACACTTGCTACCTGTAAACAAATGCTAGGACAAGCTCGTAGCAAATTTGCTACTATTGCTGGCCCTGGATCAGGC